AACGTTTCTGGAATTTCATTTAAAATAGATAATTCGAATCCGTTTTTAACTGCATCTGTATATACCATTTCATCAAAATATTCTGGAATTACTTCTATTGGTGTTGAAATAAATTTACCATGATTTTTTGCAGTGGTTTCGAATACTTGTTTTGTAAATTCGCTCGGCACAATAACCAATTGCATTGAATTTAAATTATCAATCCATTGTGGTGGACATATATCTCCTTCTGTTCCTGCTGTTACACCAATATTAATTTTACCAACAGCTTGAAATTCGTTTGGAACGGTTACTTGAACCCATACATCCGGTTGTTCCGTTAATGGCAATGGCACAATTCTATTTTGAATATCCGCACTTAATGGATATGTAAATGGTGTATGTCCCCATGGCAATGAAACTAATTTAATGTCCCAATCTTGTCCACGTTGTTCAATTAAATTATTGATAATTTCACGTGCATGATGTCCGTAACCCGATTGTGTGGCTACTGGTGATGCTATAACTACTTTTCTCATTATTTTACTATTCCTAAATTAGTATATTTTTTTGTTGTAACTTTATTTAATGTGTATGAAGGACGTGGTTGTTTATTTACTGAGAATAAGTAATCCATCATATGAATCATTTTATTTCCCATTTGTTCTGATGTCAATCCGTTTGATAAAGCCCATGTTCTACCTTCAAACCCACATGCGGCACGATTTTCTTCAGTCATTGAATACCAATACATGATTGCATCACTAATATCTTCAAATTGAGCTCGGTCATCAAAAATATACGGCGTTTGTGGAGATCCTTGAAGTGATCTATTGCTTGGAAATACTGGTTTAACCCAAGTGCCATGTTTTTTATATTTACCTGTGTGATTTGTTGCAAATTCACCATCGAAACGAATCCATTCGCCATTTTCATCTTCAAAACCACATTGATCTTGCAATCCACCTGTTACATTGTTAATAATAGGTGTACCTGATAAAATTGCTTCGGTGGAACTAAGTCCCCATCCTTCATTGGAACCAATATTAACTACAACATCAGCAACGTTGTACATTGCATTAAGTTCATCAGATGTAACTTTAGCTTCAGAGAACATTATTTTACAATTAGGTGCAATTACATTTTTAACTGCAATTAAATCTGTTCCGTTTTCATCTATAGGTTGAGTGTGCATTAATAATGCAACTCGTTGTTGTTTGTCTGCTGGCAATTGGTCAACAAAATGTTTAAATGCAAGAATCAAATCACCTGGTTGTTTTCTTCTAATATTTCTATTATTCCAAAATACTAGGAAATCAACATCATTTTTAGTTTTATAATGTTCTAGCATTTTTTTATATAATGGATTTGTATTTACTAACGGTTTGAATATATTATGATTCAATCCATGGGGAACAAATCCTGTAATTATATCATCCCATTTTAGATCCGATGGAATATGATCATGTTCATCATAATCTACAACACTAAAACCGCTCTGTTTAAGAACTTCTCTGTGTATATTATCTGATTGCTTACTAATTCCCATGATCATATCGCAACTTGCATAAAAAGGTGCGTTCCACATTGGGTAAGGAAGATCATCCCAAATTGAATAATAAATAATTGGAATTTTATATGTAGTTTTAATTTCGTGTTCTAATGCATATAACCAAGTCCAATATCTAGGATCAGTGAAATGAAAAATTGCGTCAGGTTTTTCTTGATTTAACAGAGCGAATAAAATATTTCTATCGCCATACCCATTCCATGGAATAACTTTAACTGACGCGTCAGCAATTCCCGTTTCTTGTGCTACTTGTTGTGATAAATCAAGTCCCTGGCCAGCTTCTGGATGTTGTAATGCTGCACCTAACTGAACCCAATCATAATGTTTTACAGTGTTGAAGATAATTTCTTTACTAACTGTTCCGATTCCTGATGGCAAACGAAAATCATCTGCTAATAGCAAAATTTTCTTTTTCTTTGGCTTGTTCGGATCGACTTTTTGTAATTTTGGTAATTCCATTTGTAACTTTTCCTTTTTGTTATAACTTTATTATAAATATGTATTAACCTAATATAACCACCGGTTTTTTAAGCTTATTTACATTGTTGTATGCTGTTTTTAATACTGGATCTAATGTATCTTCATTGGTCATAATCATCATGTAATCGCATCGTTCTGCAATCAATTTCATGCGATGATGTAATTGTGAAAAATGATATGGTTTGCCATAATATGATTCTGGCATTGCTGAATACATATTATAACCTGAAAATGATGGATTATATTCTTCGTAACGTAATCCAAATTCTAATGTGTATTTTCGAACCATACTATTAGCGCCTTCGTTGCCGCCGGCTCCAACAATAATCAAATCATCATTAAATTGTGATTTTAATTTTTGAAGTGTATCCTGTACTTTTCTTCGGTTCTGCCAACCTGTGTTTCCGATTAATGCAATTCGTGTCATTGTACCTTTTCATGTAAAAATTTAACACCTTTGGGCATATATCCATACACCGTACGTAGCATTTGTTCTAATATAGATCTATTTTCTTTGTGATTTGGCCCATCAATGTTAGTGCATAAAGAATATTCCATTTTGCAAGTACTCGTACCATGCCAAGTAGGATGATTCTTTACTTCAAATTGATAAACATAAACATGTTCGTGTTTGTACATATCTTATTATAAGAAAAATTATTCGCGAATCCTATTTTCTTTAGGACAATTTGCATAATCTGTTTTGAATGGGCAATATTTACAATTCTTATCACCTTTACCTGATATTGCCATATATGAAGTTTCGGCATTCTTATTGCCTTCTGCATCAAAACATTTTTCAACAAATGCATCAATTTGTTTCTGCACTTTGCGTTGTGTAACAGATCCAGATGATGGTCTAAAGTTTTGGATGCGCTTTTGTGGAAACATTGATTCTTCAATGAGTTTGCGTTTCACAATAAAGAATTCAACATCAATATGATCAACAGGTGTTCCAAATTGTTTTGAAAAATAATTCTTATATGCAACTAATTGTGCTGCCTTTAAGCTATCTGCTTTTTGGTATTTATTCCAACCAGCACGTGATGTTTTAATATCAAACAAAACAATGTGATTAGTTACTGTATTACGCATTACTACGTCGATGAATCCATACCAATATACAGCTGGGTTCTTTTCAGATGCTTGAGTGCATAAATCTAACTCAATTCCTACTAATTCCCAATTCTTGCTAGAAAAATATTGTGCTCTGCGTTTCTTAAACCATTCTAAGATAGCTACACCATCTTCTAGATATTCTGCTAACTGTAATGGATTAGAAAAATGAACTCCTCCGCATTCAGTGACGCAACGAGCATATTCTTCTTTGAGCTTGTTAGTTAAGATTCCGCGGAAATCTAAATTCTCAGCTTTCTTAACTGATTCGGTATACATTACCGTTAAGAAATATTGAAATGTCTCGTGAAATGCTGTTCCAAATGTTGTATCAATTGAAGCTTGAAATGGAGCTAATCCATCTATGTATGCTAACTTCCAAGACATCGGACATCGTTCATACATTGACCATTGCGAATATGATATTCGTCTTGCTACGGTCTCTGGATCGCGTAATGATAATTTATAAATTGGGGCAATATAGTTATTTTGCTTCATTCTTCGGTTGGATTTTTACTATAAGCAATCATTTCTTGTAACATGTTGTATTTATGATCTCCGACTACTTCATAAAAATCATCGGTTAAGCAATCATCTTCGTCTCGGTATTCTACAAGTTCATCAATTGGCTCGTAATATTCAACATCTGACCATTCGTCTGTTGCAACTGCAGCTCCTATGAAATTATATCCTTCATCTTCGAAAGTACATTTACATGTAAAGCCTTTATATTCTGATTGCAAATATTCAGTTAGTTTATTGAATAACTTCTCCGGGAAGTCCCATGCAGTTGTCCATGAAATATTTATGGTAGTATCATATTCATCAACATCATCAAAATAAATCCATTTAGCGCCGAGATTTTCAATATAATAATCTCTAGTATCTTCTTTATCTAGATATAAATTATCCAACATGATGTTGCAGCATGCTTCAATTCGTTCGCCAAATGTTATATTTTCATCAATCGTATTTCCAATCCATTCTGAAAACTTTGTTGCATCTTCTGGATTTGCGAATTCAATCTCTACGTATGTATAAACGTGATTTGCCATTTCTTACTTTTTTTATATTATAAGAAATTATTTATTAGAATCCAATTGTTCTGCTAAGTATATATTGATTAGATCCTTTGTCTTAGTTAAATCTTGTTCAAAGGAACCTTTATGCCGGCATCTTACAATGCGTTTAATGATATCAAACTCATAGCTATTCAAACCCCAATCTTCTGCAAATTTATAAAGGCTATCCTTACCTTTGTAATGTGATTGTGTGTTTACATTGCTCATTTAATTCCTTTCAATAGTTTTTTCTTATCGCCGTCACTATAACCATACATTGATAAGATTCGTTCACATTGAACTTTATCCATTAAGTCAACATAATCAGCAGCTTCTGATTTGCTAACTTGATAATGCTCAGCAACTTGTTCAACTAATCCTTTTTCGTACTTATCTTCTGATTTGCCTTTTATGTATTTAGCAAATGTCTTGTTATTTGGTAATAGTTCGTGATATAATTTGTATGTCTCTTGTGGACGTAATAATCCAATTGTATATGTTTGAAATTCGTTGATCAACTCCGTTAATTCCATTCGCATTGATAAAAATCGATTCATCATGAAAGGACTAAATGCTTTTTGATCCATATCAGACCATTTCGACCATTCTTTCTTTTTATGAGTTACTCCATCAATGAAATCAAACATTGTAGCTGCCTTCTTTTTTTCTTCCGCCATTATAAATTGTATTTTTTACGATATTGTTCTTCTAACTTAGTTCCCATTCCCATTTCTACAATAATTGCATTATCTGGAATACCTATTATTCTTTTAGCATTCAAAATGTCATCAATACTTTTATTGCGAAACGTTTTTATCTTAGTCTTCGCATTGCTACGATTTGATGTTTTGAATATGATTGTTACTAAATCTTTATGATACGCCTCTGCCATTAGATTTCGCCTAATAAGTTAACAAACATTGCCATGATATTGATTTCTTTATCAACCACACTAGCATCCTTGAATTGTGCTTCTGCAATGATCAAAATGCATGGTGCAATATGGCCATGTGCAAATTCATCTAAATTATCATATAAGAATGTGTATAATGGAGTAAAATCTTTAACTTTGCTATCTGCAATGCATTGGCGAATCTTTGTAAAGGTTGCTTTTTTGTCTTTTGCATTTTTAAGCATATCCAATACTTCGGTCATGTAATTTGCTTGAATTGCACTTGCTTTATCTAATTGCAATACTCCGTTAACTACTGATGCTTGTGCTGCATTAATTGCTCGGCGTACATCTGGATATGATGCATTGATAATTGCTGCAATATCCTTGATATCATATTGAACATTTTTTTCTTCTAATACAGTAACCAAACGCTTTGCTACATCTGTTTTATTTGGAGGTGTAATTGCAAATGTCTGACAACGTGATTGAATAGGATCAATGATCTTTTCAACATAATTACATGTTAGAATAAATCGTGTTGTTTTGCTATATGTCTCCATCAAGTTGCGGAGAGCTGCTTGTGCATTTGGCGTTAAATAATCTGCCTCATCCAAGATAATGATTTTCCAACGACGGAAACCTACTGTTGATGCATAACGCTTGATCTTATCACGAACTGCATCTACTGAGTTTTCATCTGATGCATTAATATACATCAAATCAGCATCAACACTATTTGCAATAATCTTTGCCAAGGTAGTCTTACCAGTTCCAGCGGATCCGTAAAACAATAAATGCGGTACATCACCGTTTGCAATGAAAATTTTAACTTTTTCAATAATGTGTTCATTGCCAATGTATCCTTCTAATGTGTCTGGGCGAAATGATTCTACCCAAAGTGTATTTTCTGTGTTTCCTATCATATTATTTACCTGTTGATCCAAATCCTTTATCGCCTCGTTTAGTTCCACCTATCGAGCCGACAGCCATCCAATTGATTCTTTCAATAGGACATAAAACTAATTGTGCAATTCTATCACCTGATTTAACTTCGAAGTCATACTGGCCATGATTAATTAAAATGACGCCAATTTCTCCTCGATAATCTGCATCGATCGTACCTGGGCTATTTAATACAGTAACGCCATAATTCTTAGCTAATCCGCTACGGGGACGTACTTGTATTTCATATCCATATGGAATTTCGACACAGATTCCAGTCGTTATTAATTTAAACTCACCCGGTTTTAGAAGTCCATTTTCTGCACTTCTAACATCTAGACCGGCACTCCCATTAGTTTCATATTGTGGGAGTGCATTGTCTGAATTATTTACTATTTTTACTATCATCTTAATTTTGAAGCATTACTAACCAATAGCTAGATTCAAAATCAGATCCAACGAAATCAATACGAGATAATCCGTCAGGTGATACATGTAATTGACCTACATCTCCTCGATTTGCTACAAGTACTTCTTTTAACTTATCTGCTGAGAAACAAACAGGTTCCATATCTTCTCCAGATGATGTTCCTACTTCAAATGTAATATTATCAGAATTAACTGTTGTGTAATTGATAATAAATTTAATAATACCATTTTGAACTTGTACTGCAAAGTTTTTTGCATCTGGTAATGCATTTTTTGCTTTGATGAATTTGCTAATAAATTCTTCATTCACCGGAATCTGTACTTGATAATCTGGTTCTGCATTAATTGTCGGTACTGCAGGAATAACTGTCGTGTCAGCTAACATAAAAGTTGCTTGAGTTGTTCCTTCTGAAATTTTCATTGCATAATTCTTACCAGCTGCTTCTTTAACATCAATATTGATATTCTCACCAACAGCTCCTAACATTTTAATTAATGCACCTGTATGATTAATACCCAACATACCTGTCATAAAAGGTGTTGTATTCCATTTGATCTTACCTACCACGGTTTGATCCATATCAATCAACTCACAAGTAATTGATTGGTCTGCTTCTTTTAGTGTAACCGCTTCGCAATTTCCTGCTAAATAATAACGATTAATAAACGATTGTAACTTGCTTTTTTCCATTGTTTTCCGATTTAAAATGTAAAGTATTTATTAAAATTTTCTGCATCAGTGGTTGAAATACTACTTCCACCGAATTTTTTATATGTCTTGATGTATTTTTCATAAACCTGTGGTGCAGCATCTGGATCTGCAAACATTTCGTGTAATGAAAGAATTACATCATATAAGTCTCTAGGTATTACTGTTTCTAACAATTCTACGTGACTGTCTACCATTTGATTGATTTCATTTGCAGCTTGTACATACAAATGTGTATTGTGAACAACCATTCTAGGCATAGCTTCTTGTGAATAACGATCTAATCCGCCATCAGTCTTTCCGCCTAATAATTCATAAGTGAAATCTGAACAAGCTGGGCAACCCATTGCACATGGTACATGTTGTGTTAAGTCAATTGCAACTTCACCCGTTTTGCCTTGACGAATATGTGCTTGTCTGCGATATTCAGCATTTTTAGGGAAATACAATTCCGAGAATGTTTGTGACTTGTAATTTGTTGAATGAAGATATGTTCCAAATACTGGATATTGTCCTGGGGAACTAGAGTCCGTTGTTATATAGATTCTATTGCCATAATGCTTATTCATTAATTTTTGCAATGTTGCTAAAATGAAAAAGTCGGATATTTTACTAATTCCTAATAAATGGACATATTCTAATCTAGGATTTTCAAATGTTCTTTCTTTAAGCATCAAAGATACCGCAAACATGAAGTCGACTAATTTTTGTGGACCACCAATCGCCCATCCTTGGAAATCAAAATGTTTAAATTTATGATACCACCATGTATACTCATCTGTATTAGATCCTTGTAACATGTTAAGGAATTTTGTCTTACCACTTTGATGTTTTTCAAAATAAGCAAAGTTATCATAACTAATATCTGCACATTCTGCAAATTTATTTCTATACTTTGTCTTAGGTGGAATATCTAAGTTAGCAGCAACATCTGAATTGGCTTCTAACCAATGAAAGATCTTTTCACGTAATTCATTACTATATGGCAATGCACCGGTTGCAATCTGATAACCTCCTGAGTCACCAAATACCAATACATCTTTTTCTAATCCTAATTGATCTCGGAAATCCATTTTCTTGTAATGATGTCCTGCTGTAATCAAAAAGTATGGATGTCTCCATTTTTCTGGATAGCGGGAATCAAAGAATTTTACTGGATCGCCACTTTCAAATTTCATATCCTTTTTAAATGCAGATACCATTGACCCCGCAGATAAAGATGGAAAGTATATGAATCTTTTATTTTCGCTCATTGTATTCCTTTAGTTTATTAATTAATCTTGTTGCTGAAAAAAAGTTATTATGTAATTTATTTACTAATTGTGCTATTGGTTCAGACAAATCTTGTTGTTCATATTTTAATATTGCAGCAACTGCCTCATCTATACTGTCAGCTCGTTTAAACATTGGATCATACATTTCTATATATGATAAACGACTTGGTACTAATGGACATGCTCCAGCGCAAGCTGATTCATACATGGAAATACCTAATGTTTCCTGATCAGCAAATGATACCGCAAACTTTGCTCTCTGAAGCAATTCATGATATTCTGTTTTAGATAAATTCATATCCATTGCTACACAAAATTGATAATGTTTCAATTCAGGTCGTGCAGCCAATTCCTGAAATAAATCTAAACGCTTCTCTGGTGCAATACGATGTGGGAAAACGATAATATTTTCCTTTTTCGCCCAAAGTTTCGGAGCAATCATATCGTGGGTATATTCCATTGGCCATCCTGTACGATCAAATGTCGGATTCAAAAAGATATCATAAGTTTCACGCATTAAGTCAAAATGTGCCTTAGTAGCTAACCAATTGTGATCAAATGCACCAATAAATGCTTGCTCAGCGTGTCTAATCCATGGTTTAGCTCCTACGAGACGACCTAAAAAATCATTTGGATCATATGAACCCGCGTGCCAAAGTCCGTGCGTTACAACGGGGATATTTAGAAGCTCACTCATATATTTTACATTAATGATACCTGGATGCCACGCATCTGTAAATATAATATGATCTCCTGCTTCAATACATCCTTTTGTAAACAATTCTGCTAACTTATGTACTTGTGTTGCTTTGTACATGTTAGTTCCGCCAAAGTTTAAAAAGGCACCCGGTGTCGTTGCTTCTGGGATATCTAAATCGCCTTCTACAACTACCACATCAAAACCATTATCTCGTAATAGTTTCGGTACATGTGTCTTCCACTCGCAAGTATAACGAGTTGGAACTGATTCTAAATCTACTAAAAATACTGTCATATTATCTTTCAACGATTGCACCATTTTCCCAATCTTCCCAAACTTCTACTTTGTAAAGAGATGGGAATTTAATTAGTAACCATTCTCCAATTGCTTCGCATGACATCGAACTAAATTCTAATACATTAGGTTCTGATTCAACAAACATGATTCTTAATTCTTTTTGTATCTTGCGATTCAATAAAATGAATTCTTCATCTCGATCCGTATGCGTTACTGTTGCATAACAACGGAATCCAAACATATGACGATGTCTTTCTGATAAGAATGCTACTTCTGGGAAAACATGTTTTGCTGCGGGCCAATTGTGAAACCCTTCAATATTAAATGTTACTACTACGCTGTACTTCATCTGCTATTAACTTTTTAAATTTAGTGGTTGACCAACCATGGTCTCTGTTTAAGTAATGTATTGGAATTTCTAAATTATCACCAGTAAATGATTTTCCAATATAATCATCGCCTAAAAATCTAACATATTCTATATCTACTGTTTTATCTAAATGTTCTTCTTCAAAACGAGAAAAATAAGCATATAACTCAGCTTCTGTATTATATGTATGAATTTCATCAATTTGATTTAATGATGATAAAATATAAACTCGATCATACATTGGAAGTACTGGTTTACATTTTTCGGGACGCTCAATTGTCGGATCATCATGTAACAATACTATTATATGATCACATATTTCTTCCATAGCATCAAACATTTCAATATAGCCTGGATGTATTACATCAAAACTACCTGCTATAAGTCCTATCTTCATTGTACGAATCTATCAAATTTATAATCATCTGGTAATACGTGTTGCATATTATGCACCGTTGTACAATACAATGAATAATCATTATAAACAACTTTGATGCTATCTGTTTTCTTTAACAAACCAGCATCCTTTTCATTAAGCATTAAAAGAATATGTGCTCGAATTCGAATCATAGGTGGTATCTTATCTATCATACCAGGTTCTACTTCAATTGATATAAATTGTTTATCAGACATCATATGGAATACATTATCCCAATTGAATCCCTTTAAAGACCCATCAATTAATTGTTTAGTTGCAGGTGAACAAATATAAACATGAGATACAGGTTTCCAATGTTCGATACCTAATAACAATGTATTGAAATCTGATACAAACATTGTTTCTACGTCGGTAAAACGTCCTTCGACTTCTTTACCAAACCATACGCTTTTATAACCAATCATACTATATTATAATGAATTTATTTCTATTTTCCAAATGAAAAGAATTTTGCAACATTATTATTTTCAGGAAATGCTCCCCAACCTAATGCTGCATAAAAATCATCCAATTTGTTTTTTAATTCTTTGTCAAAGATTTTATTGCGATCAATATATTGTGCAACGAAATCGACTGTAACTTGTGGGTCGCGATATCCTCGAAGTGCCATTGTTTCAAATCCTAATGGATTATCTGATAAATACGCCCATTTAACTTTTTCGCCATCTTGAATAGGATCAATATCACGAATGCCATTCATATGCAAAAAATCATTGTAATTGATTGCAGACTTAACATGTGCAGGCGTTCCTGATAAGTATCCGCTAAATGGTTTACGCTTTTTAGTATATTTTGATATTTCTTTGACTCCGGAGTTTTTCATTACATTTAATACCGGTGAATTTTTCAAACCAGATTTAAAGTTATGAATCATATCACTTGTAGCAGTTTTATCTTTCTCTCTAAGGATGTGCCACAATGTCTCTTTCATGATTTTTTTGAAATCTTCTGGGAAACTTGATCTTACAACATCCAATCCTTTGATATCAATTTTATCCGTAGGTTTACCTTCTTTGAAAATAACCCATTGTGCGTATCGTTTCTTTGCAATCCATAAACCAGATTTTGCAACATATTCTTGTTTAATTTTGAATCGATGTGTGTCTGTATTGTGAAATACTTTTGCATATTGATCATACATTTTATTTACTAATCCTTGCACTTCTGATGCAATAGCATTAGTTTGATCAATCATGAATTGCTCATTCGTTTCATCATAATCTGGATATCGTTTTGCAATCAATGGCAAACTGGAAACAAAGGTTGAATCTGTATCAGTATAAAATGCAAATTCAGCTTTACCTTTTGTTGCATTAATAAAATGATCATTTCCAATTTCTTTAGCATAATGATTATTGATAACCTTTGCAGAAAATTTAATTACTGCTTGTCCTACTGCCGTAATAGCGCCGGCGTTATCTAAATCGTGGAATCGGAATGTTTTAAGTCCTAATACTCCATAAAATGAATTGAGCAATACTTTTTGTGTTAACTGCAATGCATCATAGAATTTATAATCTTCTGATCCTATTTCGTATTCATCGCGTTTGTCTTTATATTCAACACGTTCATCAAACCATTTTTCTAGAATGGTAGGTAAGAATCCTCTGATATCAGTTCGATAAACAGTTCCATTACTTGCTACAGTATATGCATTGTCAGTGAGCCATTGTTTAATATCATGTATAACCGTTCCATTAATTAATGTTACTTGGGTTGAATCTGATTTTAATAAACATTCTTGATTCCAATTTTTAATAACACCTACTTTAGTTTCTGGTGAAATGTTCAATGTCATGATGATACTCGGATATAGTGAAGTTAAGTCTAAGTCATATATCCATTTGTATAATCCAGGTACCGGAGCCATTACATATGCTCCTGCTAATGCATCTGCTTGTGTTTCATCTTCAACAAATCGGAATCTTTTATTTGGAGCAACTAATCCATTGCGTTTTAAATCTACAATTGCAGCACCATCCAAATATTTAGATGCATAATAAACATCTTCATAAGGAACATGTCCTTTATGACAAATTGTGCGTGCTAATGGAATCAATTGAAGTTTGTCATCTAAGTCATAAACCAAGTTAACATCGACCATGTTATATTCAACAAACTTTTCAATATCTGTTGCAAATAATTGATTTAAGTCACCTTCATATTCAACTTTACCTCTACCTAATTCAAACTTAGCAACTGTGTCTAATCGATAATTAGGAAGTTCTGTATATGTAAACTTTTTATATAATGTTAAATAATCTAAACTAGATACACCGAATATTTTATATCGTTCTCTGTTTTTATTCCACTCAACAATACCGGCGGGTGATAATTTTTTAACTGCACCTGCTCCTAATAATTTCTTGATTCTATTAACAAGATATGGAATATCATAATTGTCTGTATTCCAACCTGAGATAACTGTAGGTTGTATCTCTGCAAAGGCATTGATAAAACGTGTTAACATGGCTTGTTCTGAAGTGAATATTTCAACTACATATCCATCGCCTTCATAACCCGTTCCTTCTAATCTTCGTTCTTCATCTAATAACAATACTCGGCGATCTTGTCCTGCTTTGTCATAATATGCAATTGATGTGATTCGTGCACGTGCTTCTTCTGGAGTAGAATAACCATTTTCATCTCGTTCAGTCTCAATATCAAAAAAGAAATCTCTATGTCCTTTAGATGATAAATCTGATTCATAATATAAATCAATAAGAGTTCGCATTTCCTCATTGATATCAGATTCATATGCAGATGAATTGTCTTTGTGATTGCCGGGAACCATTTTTAATTTAGTTCCATCTAATGATTGATAATTTCCATTATCATCTGGTAAATATGCATACGGTTTAAATGGGAACTTTTGATGACCTAATTCATC